GACGACGGGGGCACCAACTGGTACGAACTGTTTGGACAGACTTCCAACGCTTGCCCCGTGATCGACGCCTCCATCTACGACTGAGCTATGGCACTTATCCTTGACAAAGAACTCCCCTCTGGCGTAGTAGCCAAATACCACCGCATCCTGCGGCTCGCGGTTGACTACCAACCCATGAACCCGGAGGCCCGTGAACCCGTTGTGACCGTCGAGATCGGCGAGTACGTTGACGGGGATGTTCGGGCCGCCGGGAAGTGGCCGATCCGCACAGAGACCAAGACGTTTGCCCTGTCCGACTGGGCAGGCGCAGACCCACGCAAGCTGCTATACGCAGAGCTTGCCAAGCCGGTCGAATACATCCAGGTTCCGATCCCGGAGCACCTGAAGAACGACCCGGCGACCCTCTCCAATCCCTACTATCAGACCCGAGTCCCGAAACGCCCAGCGCTCGGGTACGAAGGTGCCGCGAGCGATGTGCCCGCGGAAGAACCGAAAGGACTCAAGAAGTGAGCAAGAAAATCCTGCACGTCAAAGACGGTCGAGTGGCCGCGGTTAGCCTCCCCGAGGAGTCCTTGGCCCGCGTATACGGCACGCTGGTAGAGGTGCCCCTGGACGGCCCCGGATCCGTCGGCGACGCCTATCCGTTCGGGGCCGTCGAGCAGGCCCTGGTCGAACCGAAGGCCAAGAAGCCCCCGAAGCCCGCCGAGTAAGAAGAGCGCCATGGAGACCTTAATCTGGGGTGCCATTGTCTACCTGTTAGCAGGAGCCGCCGCGCACGCGGCCAGCCGGATCAGCGGGGACGACGAAAACTCCTGGGGCTTGGCCGGCGTATTGGCCTTGGCGGGGGCCATCCTTGGTATCGGGCGCCTGCTGGCGTCTGACTCCAAGCTGACCCTGCGACTAATGGCTGGCCGAGCAATCGTCGCGGGCGGCCTGGCCGTAGGGGCGGGGTCTTTGCTGGCCTTCTTCACCAACCTGCACGTCCTGGCGCTGTGCGGCTTCGCTGCTGTGTGTGCCGTACTGGGCGAGCAGTTCCTCGAAAAAGTAATCAACGAAAGGCTGTCGAAGTGACAACTATCGCAGGGTCGTGGGCCGAGAGGCGGATCGTGGCCGACACGAAGTCGTCTGACGGCGACGTAAAGTGGTCGGCGTCAAAGATTGAACGCATCAATGGATCCGTGTACGGGTGCGCCGGCCACTGCCCCGACATTGAGAAGTTCCTGCGATGGCGCCGAGGCCAAGGACGCAAGCCGCGGCTTGCCGGGGAGTTCCGATCCCTCGAACTCAACTCCGCGGGCCTCTGGCTATGGGACAATGGCCTGGCCCCCTTCCATCCCGGCTGCGACTTCGTAGCCATCGGCAGCGGGGCCAAAGCCGCATTTGCAGCCAACAAGATGGGGGCCGACGCGCAGCGGGCCGTAGAGGTCGCCTGCGAAGTCGATGACGCCTCTGAGCTTCCAATTCAAGTCGAAACTCTATGAACAAGACGCAAGACATCCGGGAGCGCTTCGAGTCCTCGCTGGTCGAGGGCCTGAAGGGCGTCCCACTGACTACCCAGGACGGTGCGCCGGTTCTGCGGGATGACGGCACCGCAGCCGTGGTTCCGCCGCCGGCGCAGTTCCTGGCAGTCGTTCGGGCCTACCTGAAAGACAGGGACGACCAGGAACCCGCCGAGCCTGTCGTACCCCAGCCTGGCGCCCCCAAGGGCGTCTTGGCCGACTACGTGGCCCGGAATAGCCTGCCCTTCGCTCCCGCTACCAAGCAATGAGTTGGTGGTACGGCCGACCAGGCGACCCGGTGCTGTCGGACTTCAGAAACCTGGTCTACCTGGTCTGGAAGCACCTGAGCCTGCCCGACCCAACACCGGCCCAGTTTGAACTCAGCTACTTCCTACAGCACGGTTGGGCCGGCTACGGCATCAACGCAACTGGCAAGTACTTCCACTGGTACGGAGACGAAGCAACCGAGCCAGACCGGGACGGCCTCACTCGCCTGGCTGCCCCGGACTCCAGGGGGCGCTCCGACATCATGGAGGCCTTCCGGGGCATCGGGAAGTCATACATCGCCTCCGCGTACTGCCTGTGGAAGCTGAAGCGCGACCCGTTTCACGAGAAGTTCCTCGTAGTCTCGGCAACGTCCGGAAAGGCCAAGGAATTCGTGGCGCAGACCAAGATGATTATGCTGACCATGCCGCTGTTTGCCGAGCTACGGCCACGGCCCAACCAGCGGGACATGGTTGATCGGTTTGACGTTAACGGCGCGTCGATCAGCCAAGCGCCTTCCATGCGTGCCGCCGGAATCACCGGACAAATCGTAGGCTCCCGTGCGACAACGATCATCGCCGACGACATCGAGATCACCGAAAACTCCTGGACTGAAGACGCCAGGATGAAGCTGCTCCACAAAGTCAACGAGTTTGACGCAATCAAAGTCACGGGGTACGCAGAAGTGCTGTTCCTCGGGACGCCGCAAACCGAAGAGTCGATCTACAGCCGTCTCATCAAGGAGCGCGGATACGCCTGCTTCTGCTGGCCGGCCCGGTTCCCGCGGGCAGACAAGCGGAAGGGCTACATGATCGACGCAGACGACGGGAGGACTTTGGACATCCTGGCGCCCCCGCTGCGCCGGGTGGATCAGGACGCCTCGCTGGAATGGAAGCCGACCGACCCAGAGCGCTTTGACGATTACGAGCTGCTGGGCCGCGAGGCCAAAGGCAAGGCCTTCTTTGCCCTCCAGTACCAGCTAGACACGTCTTTGTCAGACGCCGAGCGCTACCCGCTCAAGCAACACGACCTGATCGTACTGGCCGTGAATCCCATGAAAGCCCCAGTGACCCTCCAGTGGGGCCACGACTCCCAAGGCAAGAACCGCAAGCACGACATTCCCAACGTTGGCTTCAGCGGGGACTACTTCCTGGGGCCGCTGTTCGTCGATCAGGAATGGCGCCCTTACGAGCAGTCCGTACTCTTCGTAGACCCAAGCGGTCGCGGGAAGGACGAGACCGCCTGGGCCGTCGTAAAGACGCTGAACGGCATGTTCTACGTCGCAGAGATCGGGGGACTCGCAGGAGACCCGGCTACCGCCATGCGCCGCGTTGCCGAGGCCGCCAAAAGGCACAGCGTCCACGAGATCCTGGTCGAGCCGAACTATGGCGGCTTGGTCTGGATCACAGCCTTCCAGCCGATGCTGGCCGAGGTCTGGCCGCCGCCCAAGCCGGGCGACACAGCAGGCTGTACAGTCTCGGAAGCCGCATGGAACCGCGTGCAGAAAGAGGCCAGAATCATCGACACCCTGGAGCCGGTAATGAGCCTGCACCGGCTGGTCGTAGATGAGCGCGTTGCGCGTGACCAGGCCACCATGTACCAACTGACTCACATCACGAAGGACAGGGGGTCTCTGGCCCACGATGACCGCATCGACGCCCTGGCAGGCGCGGTGGCACACTTCACCACGGCGCTCGCCCTGGACACAAACAGCGCCGCGAAAGCCATGAGCGAACAGGAGGCCCTGGAGGCCCTGGAGGAGTTCGTAGAGGCCTTCAAGACCATGGGATCGCTTACGGCAGGCCGGGCAGTCCAGAAGGGGCGCAACGGGGAGCCGGTGTACTGCGTGAGAGTGTGAGGGGCCGGGGAAGTCCCGGCGGCCTTAAAAATCCCAAAAAATTCGTGAAGGGTTTTCCCCGCCGCCTGGCAGGCGATCCCCCCGTGCCCCCTGGGCGACCCGGCGGCAGAGTATGACCTCGGCCCCGCACGCAGGCACGGGGGCATCCGGGAGGCACGGGCAGGGCCTCCTGGGCCTCCTGTGGCCTCCTGGGCCTCCTGTGGCCTCCTGGGCCTCCTGTGGCCTCCTGTGGCCTCCTGGGCCTCCTGGCTGGCCCGTGCCTGCCAGCGAGCGCCGGGGCCAGCGCACGGCGACCACGGGGCAACAGCCAGCGCCAGGCCAGGGTACACCCGTGCAGGACAGCGCCGCCTGACGCCCGCGGGTGTCCGGGCAGGTCAGAAGAGGCACCGACTGACAGGGCGGCAGCGCAACTGTAAAGCCGCGCTTGACAGTTCCGCGCGATCCAGCGATCCAGCCGAGCACCGCCAGCAGGCCCGCGCCGGGAACGGGAGCGCCAGGGGGCCTGGGAAGCCAGGGGACACGCGGCGGGAACGAGCGGGCGCACTTGTCGGCCCCTGTTTTTTTCGACCACCGACCGACCATCGGCCAAAAGCGACCGTTCGTCGGCCAGGGCTTGCAGGCCGTGTGCCGGGGCCGCACAATGCGCACATGGTCGCCGCAGATCACCGCAGCGGCCACCGGTACCCACAGGGGGCCGGGGGCCAACGCCCGAACGACCGCTATAACCTGGGCGATGCCGCGTGCCCAGATAGTGCGACGGATAGCCAACCTAAGCTCATGCCAACGCGTGAGCTTAGGCGGCACCGCGGGGGCCGTAAACCCTGCAAACACACACACACACAAAGGAATGACACCATGAAACCGATCAAAACGACCAACCTGTCGAATTTTGGCATGTTCGTACACATAGCGGCACACGGCAGCCTGACATATTCGCTGCGCACCCGCCGCGTAATTACCGAGGGCTACGCTGTGCGCCCATATCAGTCCAGACAACTGGTCTTGGCCTCGCCGCTGAGGGTGCACCACCTGTCCGCCTACATGGCGCGAGAAGCCGACCTGCTCCGGCAGCCGGCGCACTGCCTCTGGGTGCGGTGCAACCAGGACGACGGGCGCACCCATCTTGACGTGGCTATCGTGGTGGCAGACTCGACGCAGGCAAGAGGCATCGCGCGGGCATGCGGGGCACCGGAATACTACGACCTGGCGCGTGACCCGGCGGCAATCAAGACCCGCACCGAGCGGGACACCGAGCAGTTCTTGTCCGCCGTCTAACCACTGACACCACAGGAGCAAACCCATGAAATCGAAAGCCACGCCCAACTACTTCAGGGGCGAAGAGATCGCCAAGATGGAGCCAGAAGACGGCTGGATAGTGCTGCCAAACGGATCAAGAATAAGCGACAGCGCCGAGATCGACCCGAGCGCTGTAATCGGCCACAATGTCCGAATCGCCGACGACGTGACTATTGGGCCGGGCGCCCGAATTGACAGCGGAGCATGGCTCGAAGCCGGGGCGCGGATAGGGTCTAACGTGGTTATCGGCAGGGGCGCATGGGTGCGCCACAGCGTCGAGATAGCCACCGGTGCCCAGATCGGCGCAAACGTAACAATCGGGGTAGGCTCAATGATCGGCCTGGACGCGGTGGTCGGGGCCAACGCGACGCTTGGCAGCTATGCGAATGTCACGCGGCACGCTAGGGTATCCGCCGGCTCAAAGATCGAACCGTGGGCATTTATCGAGTAGAATTAATGGAGGCCCCAGACAACGGGGCCGACACCGAACCAACAGGAGCGAAACGATGAAAGCGAACGCAGAAACCTACTGCACCGGGGCCGAGATCGCCAAGATCGTCCCCGACTACGAAGGGTGGCGGGTAGCGCCCAACGGCGCGAAAGTGCCCCACACCGCCCAGATCGCCCCCGGCGCATGGATAGGCAGCAAAGTTATGATCGGGGAAGACGTGACTATCGGAAACGATACGCGGATTAGCCGCGGGGCGCGGCTTGACAACTGCGTCCAGATCGGGGCCAACGTGTCCATTGGCCGGGGCGCATGGGTGAGGCATAACGTCGATGTATGGGGCGGCGTGAAAGTAGGGGCCGGGGCACTGGTAGGCAGCAGCACCACCATCGGCCGCGGCGCCCAGATCGGCAGGGGCGTCACCATCGGGCAAGGCTCATTGATAAGAGCATACGCAGTGGTCGGTGCCGAATCGACGCTTGGCAGCTATGTGCGGGTCACCGCAAACACTCAAGTCGCCGCCGGCTCAGTGATTGACTCCGGCAGCATCGTCGAATAGGAAAGGACGAATCATGCTGAATACCCTCGAAGTCAAGGAACTGGAGCGTGCCGCGTGGTGCGCGAATGACACACAGACGCTGAAAGCCATCGAGGTAGCCGAGCGGGCGGCTGCCGAGAAGGGGGGCGACGAAGTAAGCGAAGCCCGCGACAGCGGTTACAACGACGGGCGCGACGCCGGCTACGATGAGGGACGCGGCGATGGGCGCGAAGCCGCGATCGACGCCGCCGAGCGGCTGGCTGAGAGGCATGTTTTTGCCTTGAGCGAGGCTGAGGACGCGCTGGCCCGCGCAAACGAGTGCCTGGCCCTACTCGTGCAGGCCATCAACGACCGAAAGCCTGCCGCGCATATCCAATCTGCGATCGAGGCCGTGCGCACCCCCATCAACTCAGCACAGGTGAGGGCCGGCGCGGTGGCGGATGAGTTAGAAGATTTTTATGAGTCGTTTAAGGCTGCGGAAAAGAACTTGAAAGGCTTGGACTGACGGGCCACGAGCAAGCCCGAATTGTGTACGCAAGCTGCGCGGCATTCCCCGGAGTGTCGCGCGACGTGCTGACACACGAGCGCACCGGGCGCATCCCGGAACCCCCTGAACGAGGAAAGATCATGGAAAACGCAGACGCGACGCCGGTGGGAAAACTGACGTGGGAAGAACAAAGCAACTTGATCAGATTCAAAGACGTAGTGGAAGCGGGGCGGGCGGCGGGACTGTGGGACGTGGTGGGGCACACCGCGGTCGGCGGCAGATGGCCGGGCGTGATCGTGCAAAACAACGGGCGCCTATTCCGGCTCAAGGGGGAACTTTCGCAGGGAAAGATCACAGCCGACGCCCACCCGGTGAAGAGGCCCAACGGATCCTATGTGACCGCGTGGGATGTGCTGGAGCGCGGGGAGACCCTGCCGAAACCCGCACATACCTCACTGTGCGCCCGCACCTCTGAAGCCATCGCGCGTGACCTGGCCCGCCGCGTAGTGCATAACGCAACGTGGGCGTCTTTCATCGACCGCATGACGGGGCGGGCCAAAGCCGACAAAGAGTACGCTGACCAAACCGCAGAGTCTTTGCATATGGCTTCCCGCGAACTGCGTGGCCGCGATGCTAACGAAGTCGAGTTGGCCGCACGCGCGGTCAACCTAGGTTGCTGCCGTGTGACCGCTGCCGGGAAAACCCTCAGCCTGCAAGCCGACGGCCTGACGGCATCGCAGTTCCGGGCGCTAGTAACGGCTCTTCGGTGGTGCGGCGCCATCCCGGCGGCGCCCAAATGACTCGCCAGAAAGTGTACACAAAGGACACAGACATGACTAAAAAGGAGGCCCGCATGGGGCGCAAAATAAAGATGCTAGTTGAGGTTGACTGCGGCGAAGACATGGCGTTTTCGCTGGACGATCCAGAGTCTGCGCAGTGGTTCGCCCAAGAAGTGCTGATGACCCAGACCGACGACGGAGCGCTGTACCTGCACAGCAACACACTAGGCGACACCGTGGGCCGCGTGCGCGTGCTGGTGGTACACGATTGGCCGCCGAGCAGACCGAGGTAAACATGATTAGATTTGTAGACATCAGAGCGCAAGGCACCGGCTACCGAATCGCCTTTTGGGACACGACGCGCGACAAGTTCTGCGAGTTTAGCGGAGACCAAGCCTGGGAGAGCGCGACCGACTTCGCCGAGTCTTTCAACCTTGCCGGCGGCAAATTTGCGGACACGGTGAGCGAGTCTGGCATTGAGCGCTTCACCAGCCTAATGCCGGACTGGGCGGCGACCCCGATGGGCGAGGACGATGAACTGTGATACCTAACGCCAGGCGCTCAAAGGAGGCGCCAGAAAGTGTACACACAGGACATACACGAAGCAAAGGAAGAACCAATGATTACAACGCTTCAAGCTGAACGGGAAATTATCCTTTATGCCGCACGGAGCAGGCGCGGTCGATCACGGACAGCCGAACTGGCCGCCGAGCAGTTCGGCGGCGTGTGTATCCGCCCGGACTGCCTTTGTCCGTTTGACGCGCCGGCAGACCCGAACTGGTGCGCTAAAGGCTTGCCGAAACGGAGATCGCCTAACGCCGGGCTAAAACCGGGCTCCACAGAATGACCCATTACCTGACCGCAGGAACCCCACCGGTTGCGCTGCCGGTGGGCCTGGACGACTACGACGACGCCCAGGACATCCTGGACATCCTGGAATGCGCGGCCTTTTCAGGGGCTTGGGACTCCCTGAACGCTTGAGAGGTAAATGCCCCTGCGGCTTGCGTATAGCCCCGTAGAGCGGTTTTAGGCCCCCCAGGCTACCCTACCATTACCCAGACCCTTTGAGGCCGTCCTGGGGCCTGTACGCAAGCCGTAGGGGCATGTTTGGGGCGGGGGTCTGGGCCGATCCAGGAATCCACGGCGGCAAGGAGGCCCAGGCCCCCCCCCCCCGTGTTGGCGACCACCCCTTCGGGAGAGACCACCCTAGGGGGCAGTCTAAGTCGTTGATTTACTTGGGCAATTAATAAATCGCCATAAATAAAGAAGACCGAGGAGTCTTAAGAGTCCTAGGAGTCCTAGGAGTCCTAGGAGTCCTAAGAGTCTCCTATGAAGAGAAGAAGAGAAGTAAACAGATAAAACACAGGAGACTTCTAGGAGTCTTAAGAGTCTCTGTTGTTCTCTTGTTATTCTCTTCCGATCTCTCCATAGGAGACTCCTAGGACTCACCGCACCCATCACACTCACTACACTCACTGTACCCCCTAAGCACCTACTAACTCATTGATTTTTAAAGGAAAAACACCTATGACAATAGGCGCCGTCCTGGGCTTGATGATGGTCGTTGTCTTCGTAATCGCAGCCGTCGCTAACCTGCGCCGGTAGCGGTAAAACCGGCTGTGTGTAAGGCGTTGATTTGGCTGG